GGCAAGTGCTGACCGATGATTACCGATTCTATGGACGTGTAGAAGACCAGTCAAAAGAGTTCACACAAGACCAGAGTGTCCCTGACACGGTTCTCAACCGAGCCACGCTGATACTCAATCTAAATATTTTATAGGAGGCCATAATATGGCAAATGAATTAAAAGTGCTAGAAGGCATGGACGTTGTTGCCTTGGCTCGCAAACATAGCGATCAAGCAACGGTTAGCGGTCAAGTTATCCCTTGGCAGACGTCACTGTCATTTGACCCATCTGTTGACAGTAATTCCACTGTTACCAAGGACGGCAATGTAGCAACTCGCAGTTCCGCAAGTACCGATCTTGAAGTCGAGTTCCTGAACAACACGGCTGCAATTGCAGACGTAATGTATGACTCACTGTTTGACGGTGAGTTGCTCGACTTCTGGATTCTCTATCGTAAACGCAAGAACGCTGACGGCAAGTATTACGCATGGTATATGCAAGTAACCGTGCAAGAAGACAGCAGCGACAACGATCCTGACGATCACTCGACTCGTGATGTGACATTCTCAGTTAACGGTACGCCTAAACGCGGCTGGACTACGCTCGATGACGAAACTCAGGAACAGGTTGATTACGTATTCCTTGGGGTCGGCAAGGTCACTGATAATGATGCTACCGGTGGTGGCACAGTTTGGGACAAGGCTATTGATCCAGGTACTAACACTGCTGATACCGCACCAGCAGGTGGAACTGGAGCATAAAAGTCTGATTGAGTTGCTATCAGTCGCCTAAGAAAATCATAGTACGGGTGAAACCCGGGCGGCTTTAAAAGAAAGGACTTTAAATCATGCAATTAACCATTAACGGTAAAGAATACGAGCTCAACTTTGGTGTCCGCTTTGTTCGCGAACTCGACAAGACAATTGGGGCTTCCATTAAAGGAATTAATTTCGGTATGGGGGTCGCAAAGGCTTTAGTTGGACTAGGGTCCTATGACTCCGCGGTTCTTTCAGATGTCATCTATGCCGCAACTGCCGTTTCTAAAAAGCGGCCAAGCACAAAAGAAGTCGATGACTTTATTGATGAAGACGGGACTGACTTAGACTCACTGTTTAAACAGATTCCGGAAGAAATGCGATCTGCTAACGCGGTCAAAGCGGCAACAAAAAACATGAAAGCCTAGATAAGGACGACAGTAAGACAAGCGAGCAACAGTATCGCGAAATCTTGCTAAATTCGTTAGCCTATCTAGGCTTTTCTAATATTCGAGACATTGAACGTATGACGCTTGTTGAATATGAGCTGCGTATGGAAGCCTATCAGCTTAAGCAAGTCGATAGACAGAACGAGATTGCACAGCAAGCATGGATGAACCAGCAAGTACAGGCAACAACTGGGAGCAAGAATCCTAAGCCGAAGTTCAAGACGTTTGATGACTTCTTTGACAAGAAAGAAATTGTGGACAAAGTACGTTCAAGTTATGAACCGGATTATGAAATATCACTGATGAGTAAAACAGAATTAAAGCATTCTCGTGCACAGATATTTGCAAAACGGATGGCCGAATTTCAGAGGTTGAAGCGCGAAGGAAAAATAATTCCGTTATCAGAAAGAAAGGAGGGAGCACATGGCTGATAGTTACAGTGTTGAGGCTATCTTATCGGCCGTAGACAAGAACTTCTCGGGAACATTCGAGAACATGTCATCAGTTGCCAACAGTGCAGTAGATTCAATCAGCAGCGGGCTTGCCTCGTTGGGCAAGTATACGGCTGTTGCTGGCGCAGCAGTTACCGCTATGGGTGTTCAATCGCTGAAATCATTTGGTACATTTGAGGCCAGCCTGAATAAGGCAGCCGTCGTTGCTGGTGGCACTTCAAAGAACATTGGTGAATTAGCCGATGTCGCTAACAAGATGGGCGCAGAACTGCCATTGAGTGCGCAAGACGCTGCAGATGCTATGGTTCAGATGGCTCAAGATGGGGCTAATCTGGGCACCATCAAAGAAGAGTTCCCTGCGATCGCTAAAGCTGCTACAGCGGCTGGGGCGGATTTGCAAGCTACTGCTGGCACTGTTCAAGTTGCTATGAATATCTGGGGAGACAGTATTGGATCATCTGCTCAAGCGGCTGCTGTCCTTACTCAAACAGCAAACGTCTCCAATGCTTCAATTGAAGAGATGCAGCAGGCGTTTGCTGATGTTGGTTCAATCGCTAGCCAAGTAGGAATCAATATGCAGGATACCTCGACAGCTATTGGCATGATTTCCAATTCTGGGGTTCCAGCAGCACAAGCTGCACAGGACTTGAACTTTGCATTGACGCGAATTATAAAGCCATCAAAGACCGCTTCGGAAATGGCAAGCAGTCTAGGAATCAGCTATTACGATGCACAAGGCAAAATGAAGCCATTGCAGACAATATTGCTTGATGTTGCTAAGGCGACAAGCGGTTTGAATGATCAGCAAAAGCAGCTCGCATTGACTACGATGTTTGGCACTGCTGGTTTTAAGGCAATGGGTCCGTTGCTTCGTTCGGTGACTAGCAATTCTGACAATGCCAGTCAAAGCTGGACTGCAATGAGCAAGGCAATCAATGATGCTTCATCAAGCGCTCAAGCAGCTAACGCCATCCTCAATCAGCAAGCCAGCGATATGCAAAACAACATTGGTTCTAAGATTGAGCAAGTTGGTGGTAACTGGGAAGCACTTCGCAATACTGCCATGCAAGCAAATTCTGGGATCAATTCAAGCATTTTGAACATGGTCAACAATGTGCTGACGATGGCAAATGATTCTAATTCGTCTCTCGGACAGATGGCTCAAAGTTTTATTGGATTGTCTACTGTTATTGGACCAGCCATGACCGGATTTGCAGGATTCGCGGCTCAGGCCAATGCTGTTCACAACTTCCTCGGATTAGGCACTAAAGACGCCAACGGATTCTCGAAAGCATTATCTGGATTGACGGATACCAGCAAAGTTAGCACCGCCTTTGACGGAATGAATAGTAAGGTGCGGGGATTTGTTTCAGCAACCGAAAGCGCTCCAAAGGGAATCAGTAATTTTGTTTCAGCCTTAAAGGGTGTTGAACAAGTCGGTCCTAAGGGTTTTGATTCCTTGAGCACCGGAATGAAAAAAGTTATCGGTTTCACTGCAAGTGCTTCAACGCACATCAAAATGTTCAATGGTGGGCTCGGTTCTGTCGCAAGTTCAGTAGCCTCAAAGTTTCCTACAATGAGTGCCAGCGTGACGTCTTTTGCCGATACATTCAAAAAAGGTTTATCAATGTCGGCTATTGGAAATCCTTTTGGGGAGCTTCCAAGTATGATTAGCGATTCGCTTTCAAGCATTACGAGTGTTGTTTCGTCTAAGCTGGCACCGTTTAGCGGTATGTTTTCAAAGCTGGGGTCGGGTATCTCAACAGGATTATCAACCTCATTTGATCTAGGTACTTCAATCGTTTCTAATGGCATGACTGCAATGGCCGGAGTAATGAAGATGGGATTGTCAGTTATCGGTCCTGCGGCTATCATTGCAACATTGGTGGCTGGATTGGGTTTGGTCAATAACCAGTTTGGTACGCAAATTCAAGCGATGTTACAAACAGCGACCATTCAAGGCCCACAAGTAATCACTCACTTTGTTGCTGGTATTGTTAGTGCTATTCCCCAACTTGTTGCCTCTGGGGAAACGCTAATTACGAGCTTGCTTATGGCCATAACGGCCAATTTACCAGCTATCATTACAGGTGGCGTTCAAATAATCACCACATTGGTCAACTCATTAACAACTGGTGGTGGTAGTGCAAATATGCTGAACGCAGCTATCACGATGATCACGACACTGGTAACTGGCTTAGTTGGAGCACTGCCACAATTAATGTCGGCCGGGATAAATTTGATTATGGCGCTTGTAAATGCCATCGTTCTCAATCTCCCAATGTTAATCAATGCAGCCATGCAAATGATCCAAACACTTGCAACTGGGCTCATGCAAAATATGGATCAGATTATTAATGGCGCAATGCAAATTGTGCAAGGACTGGTAACGGGAATTTCTCAAAACTTGCCCGCCATTTTGAATGCCGCATTGGAGATCATTATGTCTATTGTAAGTGGGCTTGTTCAGCATATTGATCAACTCATTGCTGCTGCGTTGCAATTAATCACAGCCTTGGCTAACGCTTTGATTGCTAATTTACCAATGATTATTGATGCGGCTATCCAACTGGTTACGGCATTGATGAACGGTTTGATTGACAATATCGACCAGATTATTGATGCTGGGGTACAACTTGTTATCGCGTTGGTCACCGCTCTCATTGAAAACGCGCCAAAATTGATCAGTAGTGCAATTCAATTGGTTGTAACTCTTGCCGGAGCTTTAATTGATAACTTGCCTAAGATTCTTGCTGCCGGAGTGAAACTTGTTGTTGGCCTTGCTAAAGCTGTCTGGGATCACAGAGATGACTTGGTCGCTGCTGGTGGTCAACTAATCATGGGTCTGGTTAAAGGAATTGGCAACATGGCAGCCAAAGCTTGGAATGCTGCAGTATCTGTTGCAAAGGGAATTGTTGACAAGGTTAAAGGAGCTCTTGGCATTCATTCGCCTTCTAAAGTAATGGCACAAGAGGTTGGCCAGTATATCCCTGCCGGTGTTGCTGTTGGTATCACTGACAACATGAAGCCAATCACAAACGCGGTTGATGCAATGACAGCGGCAACTGCAATGAGCATTCCAGCAGTCGATACATCTGCATTCAGTTCTTCCGTGAGTGCGCTCAATAGCAGTGTTCAGGGTGCAACCTTGTCCTCAAATCTTGATGTCAACTACACTCGCAAGCAAACGATTGAGGTTCCTCTGTACATTGACGGCCGAGAGGTTGCTCGTGCAACCGCAAACCCAATGCAAACAGAGCTTAATCGTTTGACAAAGGTAAGCAATTATCGAAAGGGGCTAGTCTAATTGTACGATTTCAGAGAAACGACGCCCTTCACGGGTGCAGATGATAATCAGCTTCCAGCAGAAGCGATGCTAATCGATGGACAATACATTGAGAATCTTGTGCCCGGATATAGGACGCTGCAAGTTGGTGGACGAGAGCTTCTTAAGCAATCTGCTACTAGCAATGCCATAGGCATATCTGATGGGGAAACGCTTGAATACGTTCGAAACCCATCTCGCGAGATAACTGTTGGCTATCAGCTTATTGCTGATGATGATGAGGCATTTCGCACCGCCTTCTATAAGCTAAGTGGCATCTTGCACGGTGACACTCATCAGGTTTCGTTCAATGATGACTTGTCTGTGTACTGGAATGCCGTGCTCACAGATGTTGACGATGTTCCTAAGGGCAGAAATGCAATCACATCTTCGTTCACTTTATTTGTTCCCGATGGCAT